ACCCATCGTGCTTACTACACCTGCGATAATCACAACTAAGAACTCAAGCGTGATTGTAAATTTACTAGATTTGTCTATTTCAAGGGGTTTCATTGGTTTGTGGTTGCTCGATTGGATTAAAATCATCATATCGTTCTTGATATAGGTGTTCCATACCAGAGAACGTGTGCATTCCTACTCCTTCGGGAAATACCTCGTAAATCAATAAATCATCGTTGGGTTCACCATCAAATAGAATATCAACGGCAAACAATGTATTAATCATACCTAATTCAACAATGTGACAATTCTCTAATGTGGGTTTGATTTCTTCCCACTTATCTTGCGGTAATTCAAATTTTGCAAATATCATATTATTAGGTTGTTAAGGTTATACAATCGCTATCACTTAAAGGCGTTGGGTATAGTGCCATTGCTTGTATGAAGTATGGTACTTGTCCTGAAGTTAAACCGAGATTTTCCATTACGGTAAGTGTAAAAGAACTTGCAGTAACAACCTTTGTGCCATTAGCAAAAACATCACAACTTGTTCCGTTCCACTTAATTGCGATTTTAGTTGTGTCCGTTGTGGTTGTATATAACAGAGTAGCAGTTGCTGCAACAAATTTTTGAATTGCCAATCTACCAGTCGCCGTATTTCGGATTGCTAATCCATTAGACAAAGCACCTGCATCCAAACTCAATCCACTACTACTTGCATCCCTCACATACGCAACATTATTCCTTAACTCAATATACCAAGTACCCCCACTTGCAGAAATTAACCCATTGGTGTAGATGTTGTTGCGGGTGAATGAATCTGCCAATCGTGTTGCTGCGGCATTGGTTGTATCTATCCAAGTTGTTGCGTATGCACCAAGTTCTAATTGTGGTGCCGCTATACGGACTGTGAAATCGTAAGATTGTCCAATTGTAACACCTGCAGCAAAAGAAAAATTTTGATAAGCAGTAGAAGCATTAGAGTTTGTTCTGGTTTGAGTTATACGATTTAAAGTTGAAGAAATTGTAAAAGATTGAGCAGTTGTAGCCAAATTTAAGCCACTACTATTACTTTCTCTGGCTAATGAACTATATGAGTTTGGAGGTGTTGGTGCAGCAATTTGTTTAACCCAAAATGAACCTGTCCAAGTTTGCCCATTCGATGAAACTATTTGACTGTTTGATTCAAAACTTATTGTTGATAAAGTACCTGTTGCAGTTCCACTCAATCGAACATCAATGTAAGGCAATCCATTTTCGGTTCCAATACTTACAACGCTCTGTGTTAATCCTGCTGTTGATGTTATCCAGTTAGTCGGCAAAGTACTTGGTGAAGTACTTGCACCTTGCATAGTGCTATTTCTAATACTATTCGTTCTCTGCGGTTCTAACAACAATGCGGGGCAACTACCATACATATAGGATAAACGCGGTACGTTGGCGGCAACTTGGGAAATATCACCATTTGCCAAAGTCCTATTTGCTACGCTATTCCTTGACCAAGTTAAATCGCCGTTGCCCGTGGCGGGTAATTCAGCATAGGCAACTCCCGCTTTGTACCCACTTGGTATTAATAACAAGGATGCGGATTGCAATAAGGATGATGCAGCCGCTACGCATTCCAACGACTCAATAGTTCCACCATCGGCAATAACCCGTGATGAATATGAGGTTGCAAATGAACCCGCAAATCTTTGCCGATTTACACCAACGCCAATTCCAACAAACATTATTCGTTGTATAGAATGATTGAGCCGCTTGTTAACGTAATGGATGATATCCAATTATCATCAGGTAATGAAATAAACATACCTTGACGCAATGTTACACCTGTTAATCCCATTGTAGTCATCATTGATGTAGATGTTCTATCCAATAATGCACTTACTACACAATCGGCATTTACTACAAATCCACGAAATCTACCTGTTGTGGCTGATGTTCCTGAAACAACTCTGCATCCTGTATATCCTGCGGAGAATGAACCTGCTGCTATTGACATAATTTTATATTTTTAATTTTAATTTTGTTGAACTTGTACACCTGTAACATTGCCCACACCTTGTGCTTGTAAACTACCATCACAACACTTACGGGAATACTTGCCGTTCTTACATAGACAAGCTCTATTTCCCCCAGGCTTTGGTGAACTTCGTGATGGTGTTACCCAATGTTTACTCATACTTATTAAACGATTATTTATTGGAATGTTCTATTTGAATAATCGATATAATCCGAATGCACACAATATAACCCCCACCCAAAAAAACACACTATGTGCCGTAGTCCACGCTTGTTTCTTGGCATCCAATACAACTTTGGGTGGTAGGGTAATGGTTTGTGTTATTCTTATCGTATCGGGTTTTTGCCTTACCCATACTTTGATTTTATTGTAATGGCGTACAATCTTAACCCTAACAGAACCCGTGTCAATTTGGATAGTGTCAATTTCCGTGGTCGTAAACGTATCATGGAAATATATTGAATCACGAACAATCAATGTATCTACCTTTACCTTTACCTTGCACCAATCGGGTTGCTTTTTACACGCTTTTTCAATATGATATTCTGCAGAACATCCCGTAATTAACAACATCAATATTAATGCCTTGGCGGTCTTGGTGAATAAATCACATTTTACCACATTAGCAACTTTAACACTTGCCATGTATGTTTTAAGTTTAGCAACCTTATTTGCCTTTGGGGCGTAGGTCTTTTTTACATTAGATTCCATCCAGTATAGTTTGTAGGGTATGAGGTCGGATATTGCCCGTTGTTTTGATTAGCGGTATATTCAGGGAATAACTGCGGATAATAGCTTAAATAGTCCACCAATCTTCTTCGGTAGGTATCCGCCATTGCCCGTGTACGTTCCACCAATGTACTAATTTCACCTGCATCGGGTAATTGAGTACCTTCGGGGGTGTTCCTTACAATCCCTGCATTGCTTACCTCGTATCCGTGAAACAACAATAAATCAGCCATTGAATAATGGATTAGCATAGGTTGTACATAATCGGATACCAATGTAAGGTAATTGCCTGTTAATACGTTATTCTTAACATCGGTCAATATTTTACGATATAGCACAGTACCCAACAATTGTTGTACCTCAATATCTTGTGCCACCTTAATGAATGGCGTTATCTTGTCAATATCAAAATTACCACTTAACTGGGTGTACTTAAATAAGTCATCCTTGGTAATCAGTAATACATCATCGTTTGCGTACATAGTTTATTTATTTTTTAATGAGCCTCTATTTGGTAAATCGTTTGTTTTTACGGATGCTATATCCCATGATGGTGGGTCAAATGGTACACCTGCCCTATCTGCACTCTGTGAAGATACTCTATCGTAATTATCCACTATATCCCTCATGTTCTGTTCTTTTTCTTCACTTGTCAATGGTATGATTTTACCATTAATTTTCTTCCTGCGGTATGTCAATCTGAACCATTGGTGTTTACAATATACCCCACCCTTATACTTCCATATTGAATAGGATGATTTTCCTGATGGTGCAAATTGTCCGTTAATACCAGCATCCCCCATTACATCAATATCCTCTCTGCGATATGTTACACCAAGCTTTGCATTGGCAACCATATCTTTACAAAATATGCGGCTATTCTCTTGAACACGGAATGGTGCGTATCGGTATCTAATCAAATAAATACCTTTGTCATCCTTGCTTTTTTCATCAGGGTTGGCAAATCGTTTAAAAAATTCGTGGCGTGATAAATGTTGCTCGTTGTCGGGATCATCCACAGGGGATTCATCAATTAACTCCCAAACCGATTCATCGATAACTTGACCTTTGTCTTTTAAATATTCAATCCATTCTTGTTCGGCTTCTTGTGTAAATTCAGGTCTATCGGCACTCAATTTAGCGTCAATCTGTTTTAATTTATTTTCAGCCCATTGAATACCTGATTCACCACCCCATGCATCCCACATCAATCCACCACACCCCTCGGAATATGGTACATCTTTGTTTTGTTGATGCCTACGGAATGCCGCCATTCGTGCAATGGTTTCACGGGATATTGGTTCACGCTTTGCAAGTTGGTTTGCACGTTGTTTCCCTACTGGTGTACCACAATCACCCCATCCGTTTTTCTCTGCCCATTCTAATGCCTTTTTAGCGTTATTAGAGGCACTTTCGGGATAGTCGGTATATGATTCTGCCAATTGAACGGAACCCTCCCAATAATTGTAACATATTGCAGCCGCTTGGTCTTGTTCTTTACCCTCACCAACTACCACGCCAATACAACGGGAAATAAAATCATCTTCCGATTCCCCTGCATTGGGTTTTACAAAATCATACTTTTTTTTTTGGGAACTAAATCCCATTTCTTGTTCCTTTACTTCCTCGGTAACTTCCTTGCCCGATAAATCAGTAAATTCCAAAGGCTGCAATGTTTTAAAGTACATTTCCAACGATATTCCATTGGCGTTTAATACTTTCTCTACACCCTCAATAATTAATCGTTGAAATGGTCTTATAACGATGTTATCGAATAATATAGATGCACTACGCAACTCATCGGCATTATTGCCTAATCCTGTATTGTCCTTAATCCCCAACAACATTGGTGATACAATGCGGTGAGCTAACATTATCTTTTGGGTGGATTCCCTTGATAAGAATTCGTACTGATTATGAGCATCGGATAATTGTACTGGTGTTATTTCGGTTGCCGTTTCCTTGGAATCGTTAAATGATATAATTGCTCTACCTGCATTGGAAGAACCACTCCATTTGGCGTTAATCTGCCCCTCTATTGCGTTCCGTACTTCCTCGGGTGGTTGACCATTATTAAAGTTAATCAACATCGATGGTGCTAAACCATTTTTGATGTTGTTAATATGGTAGTTGCTTATTTCACATTCTAAATCTGCCCATTGTGTACCACCCTGATAATCTACTGGTGCAAAATAGTACGATCCTGTGGAATAGGGTTTAACCACCAATATACATTCGTTCTCATTCTCATCAAATCCAAATGATGCAAATCTTTTAGGTTGTTGACCTCTTTTTAATTTACTCCAATCGGCACAGAAATACCATCCCTCAATTTCACCTTTATCATTGCACCTTTCAGGGCGTAGGGTTTGAATAGGCCAATGAGATATTTTTACATAGGATTTCTTGCCCTTGGATTTAACACAATGAAAAGCATACTGCCCCAACATTTTCAAATCCAATGTAACGGCACGGATGCAATCGGGTTTAATGAGCTTTTTAAATTCTATGTATCCCGATAAATGCCTATCGGCCTTGACAACCTCCAATCCTAATCCATACACCAAATCGGAAATACCTTTAATGGCGGCATTGTTGGTTGGTGAACCAAGATACAAATCAATTAAATACTGATAATAATCGTTATCCTCTCCGTATTCAACCCAATGTTTATTCTTATGCTCTACAATCGCAGGTGCGGTGTAGGATGCAAATTGCATAAATGAGAAATTCTGTTTTATAATGTTATCCATTCGGGGCTTATATTACTTGTTGTATCCCAGTTTTTAAATGTCTTATTGATGTTTGTGGATTCATCCGACCACGTTGCCAAATACTCCCACATTATTGCATCTTGATAATATACACGAATTAAACAATTATCTAAATTATGTGCAACATCTGCAATATTTGTCAATGATGGTAAATCTAATGTAACCCGTGTGCCTTCAATTAATACATTGCTTGTACCTGATACCATAATTTTGGTATTCTTATGCCATACCTGCACAGATACACTTGCTATCCCATTGAATTCAATGAATGGGTAAAATTCAATTATGGTACTTTGTAAATTGATAACCATCTAAATAATAAACGCAAAATTAAATTATCGTTGCATATAAAGAAAAACCCCCACCATTGGTGAGGGTCTAACCATTCAAATATGAAAACCTTAATTGAGATTAAGCAGGTACGGTGATTACTGTTAATACCTCTGAATAGGTTTCAGCATCTACGGGGGTAGGGGCTGCCTTTTCACTACCTACAAAGGTAAGGGTATTTAATCGGGCATCACCCATCTGTGTTCCCCAAGATAGTGAACCACCAGTTGAATCACATCCCTCATCTTCACCCAATAACCAAAATTGGTCATTTCTATCCCAAAGGATAATTCTCCAACGACCTTGGTTTAAAGTTTGGATGGTGTCCATATCTAAATCACCAGCATTGGGAGTTACTCCACTTGGTTTAAAAGATAGGGTAAAGGTTTGTGTGTACATAGTGTTTCCGTTATCACGAGAAACGGTTGGGGCAACTTCCAAGGTTGATAAACCTTTTAATTCCCAAAACCAACCTGTAACATTTACAGGGGTAGGACTCGCACCATTGTTGATTGATGTTACCAATCCACTTGCATCTTTGGTTACTACGTTACTAAAAACATAGGGTACGAAAAATGCACCACGAATACCACCCACGAATTGTTTACATGGTTCGTATCTATTAGCTAATGTATTACAAGACATTTCTATTTTTATTTATTTGTGTTTAAAAAAAAGGGGAGGGGCTTGTGTTTCCCTCCCCCATTATTCAATCTCTATTTCCTAATTAATTAAGAAATATTTAATACAACTTGTTGAGTTGGGTTAGTAGCAATCAAACCACCTGTGAAACGCATGATGATACGCACGTTCTGTGAACCATCAATATCGCTCATGTCGATAAATTTCACTTCGTTGTAATCGCTCAATAAACCTGTACCAAAGTGTAGGTCTGATTTCAATCCCAATACGCAATCGGAATCGTTAAGGCCTGGGCACATAGTAACAGGAATACCTTGGAAATTCATTGGTTTCTCGCCAACATAGAATTGGAAATTGTAGTTACCTGCTGACAATGCGGCTTGGTAAGCTTTCATTGTTGTTGGGCCTACATAGAACTGATATCCCTCTTTACCATACAATGCGGATGGAGATGCATCCAACATTGCCTGTAAACGGGCAACTACGTTTGCACCAGTTGTAACACCAGTTGCAGTTACGGTGATAGCGGAGTTATCCAATAGGTAACCAACCATTCCCTCATCAGCAGTACCATTGTAGAATAAGGTAGTTTTCCAAATACCTAATTCAACGGCTTGTGCAACCTCTGCTGCGGTTTGTGCCAATGCAAATTCTTCAAAAGTTGCAGGTAATTTCTCAAATGCAGAGAATCCAGCCTGTGCAGCTTCCCAAGTAGTACGCAATTGGTTCTTACATAATTGTAAGTTAACCTGCTTTTCAACTGTGGTTAAAACGTATTCACCCAAAGTTACAGATGAAGAATCGGTAAAATCACAAGTTGCATCAGCAATAACGATGCTATTTTGATAGTTACGGATAACCTCTTTGTAAGCCACATTAGGGTGAACGGTGATCAATTCTTTTGCCAAAGTATCACCCGACAAAAGGGCAGCCGCAATGTACTTATTTGCGAACAAACCTGCATAGGTGTTCGGGTTAATAGTTGGGCCGCTAAATGCAAATTTATTTCTCATTTTTATTTAGTGTGTTTTTATGTTTAAAATAATGAATCAAATACTCTGTCCTTAATAGACACTTCACGCTTTGCACCAATCTTGAATTTCAATTCAGTTTTGGTTTCGGCTTCAGGGCTAAACGATGCATGGGGTGCAGGTGTTTCCGCTAATTGCTTTTTTAACTCTTCATTTTCAGCAGATAACTTGATGTTTTCGGCTTTTAATGAATCGTTGCTTAATTCAATTGCAGATAAACGGGCTTCGATTTTAGAGAAATAAGATTCCTCCATTTCGGTTTTAGATTTAACAACCTTTTTAGGCATTGAATCTTTACCCATCATTCCTGTTTCTTCTTTTTCGATCATGTCTTTGGCTTCAACTTCTTCAATTACCTCTTCGGTAACTTCTTCTTCTTTTTCGGTTGACACCTCAACAATTACCCCCTTTTCATCGGTTTCGATTTTCATTCCGTCTTCAAGGATGTATTCACCCATTGGAACTGGGATATTACCTTCTTCGGTTACAATGAACACAGGGTCTCCGATTGCAAAGTTTTCACTATCCAATATTACTTCCCCATCCATTGTTTTCTTTTGAGCCATTTCCACTTCAATAGTGGCATCGGCTTTACCCAAACCAAGTACATCAAGTACACGATTCAAGGTATCTTTTGCGTTGCTCATATTAGTTATACGATTAATTTATTGTTTGTTGTATTTTTATCCGTTATATAATTGACGGGTAGAATCTGCATTAACGATTTCTCTATCCAATTGTTGCAACAAAGATTTTAGTTCTTTTATTTCTGAAATTGCGTTAATATCAATTCCTAAATCTTTTGCCGCTTTTTCAGTTCTGCCAATTGCATTTTGAATAACCACGGTTAAAGAATTTGCAAATCCATACTCATCATTTAATTTATCACTAAATTTTTCTGCATTTTGAAATAAATCTTGCATAGCCTTATTGGCGGATTTCAATGATGCGATTTGTTGTTTTGCTTCGGTGATTTTGGTTTTTGCCTCATCTAACAATGCTAATTCAACTTTAATTGCATTAGTGGCATCCATAAACTTATGGAATGATGTTTTATTTTCCATTGATATAATCTTTTAAAATATTTACTATTTCGTTTAATTTCACCTCATCCTCATCCACCTTGCTCATTTGTGCTGGAATTGATTTATCGGCAAAGAATCCCTCTATTGAAAATCCCTTAACCTTGCCTGTTTTTACAAAATCATTCCACAACTCATCGTTCACAATTTTCATTGCAACAAACCATGTTCCCACAGGTTCATTGAATCCGTATGCAACAGATTTATCATTGACCTCATCCACTTTTAACCACGTTTCAACCACAATTGCACCATCAACACCAAATTGATGCTCTACGGTGGTTTTGGCTTGGTTGCCACGCATCATGTATAATTGGGATGCCTTTTCGATGGTA